CACATTTATAATCTATCTACTGTTCAGATGTCTAATGACAAAGGAACATGGTTTGGTTGGGATGTAACCAAAGTTGGTCCTGTTCAAGATAAAAATATCTATGACATGGCTAAAAACTTTGCAACGAGTGTAGGTAAAGGTGAGGTACAAGCTAAACCTGAAGTTCAAGAGCAGACAAAAAAATCTTTGAACTTATAATATCCTAGGTAGTGGGCGCCGAAGCGAGAGGGGAAGCGCCCACGATAATAGCTTATGAACGATACAATTAAACAACCCATCACGTATGAGGATTGGATAGACTTAGGAAGGGTGATCATACCCTGTGATACAAAACAGGCTGTGGTAGAAAAGTGGTCCGACCCTGATTTTAAAATTACGAAAGAAGAATGGAGAATAGAACACGCAACAAAACAGATAGGACTTAGGTTAGATCAATACATCGACTTTGATATTGATAACGATGTTGTTAAAAGATTTACAGGTGATTACATAAAATCTTGTGGAGCAATATTTGGTAGAAAAAATAATCCTTCAAGTCATTATCTTTGGTCTGGAACATCAGACTATAAAAAATTTGCATTACCAAAAGAATTAGAAAATTATTTTAAGAAGTATCAACATGGCGCAACACTTTGCGAGATAAGGCACGGCGCAAACAAATATACATTAGTACCAGAAACAAAATATCATACAACAAACGAAGTTGTTAAATGGGTTAAGTATGATGGTATTGATGAGTATCCAGGTAATCTAAAAGTAGATCTTGGTAAGATAGCCTTGTCTGCGGCGCTCTGCATAACATATGCAGGATCAGGACAGAGAGATGATTATTGCACTGCCATGGCAGGTGTATTATTAAAACACACAGAGTGGAACGTGGATGACATAGATGATTTTGTTTACAAGATTGCTATCGCAGCAAAGGATGAGGAAGCAGATAAGAGAAAAAGAAAAGGCACAACACATAAAAAAGCAAACAGAAAATTTGGTATGCCAAAACTTGCAGAGATCATTGGGTGCTCTACAAAAACAATAGCGACTATATTTAGTTGGATTGGTGTGCAAGAAGCTACAAGCGAAGAAGCAAAACAGTCTATCGGGCAGATAATAGAATATGGAAGTGATAGATATTTTGTAAAGATAAACGCTGTAGTTCAAGGTGAGGCCGTTGAAAAAACAATTACAGTCGACGGTCCCACGCTTAGAAATAAAAAACTATTCTATGACTCTGTAATTAGCAAAGCTTCTGTATGGATACCAGAAATGAAAGTTGCAGAGTTTGAGGAAATAATGCGTAGAAAGTATGAAGCAAGAGAAAAATCTACAGAATATGTAGAGGAGGCAGAAGAGGATTTAAGATTTGTAAAACATTTTAAAAATTATATTTCAGAACAAAAAGCATATACAAGTAAAAAAGAATTAGCATACTTTGGTATGCCTTATTACAATACACAAAAAAATATTTTAGAATTTAATTTAGATAAGTTTGAAGATTATTTGCACAGACAAAAAATAAATCTATCTAGAGTGGATTTAGTAATTAAGTGTCAAAATATATTAAAAGCAAAGAAAAATCACGGTAAGTATGGAACTAAGTCTTGTGTTTCATGGCGTATTTTAAATCAAGAAATAGACAAAGATGATTTAATTATAGAAGGTGATTATCAGGAGATTACAAATGAAAACGCCTAATTTTATGGTAGGACCTCCAGGCACAGGGAAGACATCAGAGTTTATAACTAAAAAATACAAAGAGTTGTTAACAAAATATTCACACACTAAGATAATAATATTATCACACACAAACGTTGCAGCTGAGGAGATAAGAGATGATATACTTGAACTACCTGAAGTAAAAGAAAAAGGTTTAACTAAAAAATCTTTTAAATATAAAATTTGCACAATACATTCATATTGTAAAAGTAGAGCATTAAATAAAGATGTATTTAGTTATGAAGACCACATAAGTTTATGCATAAAGGATTCTCGATTTAAACTACAAAGAATAAATGCATCTGATTTTGAAGGAGATAAACATAAATTTTATAAATATATTTCCGATGCTTTTGGCAAAGGCATGACATTGAAAGAGCATTGGAAAACATGTGAAAGAAGTTCGTACAAACCATACAGTATAAACACTATTTTAGAGATGCAAGATGAATACGAAAAATACAAAAAAGATAAACAAGTTTGTGATTTTAATGACATGATAAAAGACTTCATAGAGAAAGCTAAAGAGCCTGACATAGATGCTTTAATAGTAGACGAAGCGCAAGATAGTAACAAACCACAAATAGAAGCATTACATAAAATGGCAACTAATACTAAAGAATATTGGTTTGTTGGAGATCCAGATCAAACAATATTTGAATTTGCAGGAGCTAGTGCAGAAATTTTTTATGAATTATCAAAAGGAGCTGAAGATTTAGAACAAGGTTATCGATGTGGTCAAACCATTAATAGTTTATGTAAACAAATTATAAAACCAATATGGGATCACTATAACATACGTAGAACTTGGAAACCTGCTAACTACCGTGAAGGCCATGAGAAAGAGGGACAGCCCATAATAGGTAATCACTATTATTTACCAAATTATACAACTGACTGTTCTCATTTAAGAATATTGTTAGATAAAATAAGAAATACTGAAGAAACATTTTTATTTACATACCGTGGTAACCCATCAGACACATTTGTTAAAAATTTTTTTGATCAACATGGTATAGAGTTTGCACATGTAGGAAATACGGCACATGTACCAAAAAAAGAATTAAGATGTCACAAACTTTGGCCAGAGTTTGCAAGTGGTAAGCCCATGTCATTACAACAAATAAAAGATTTTTGGGACTACCTAGGTAGTAAAGTAATAGTGCATGGTAAAGGTGAATATGAATTTAAAGATTGGATTAAAAAAGATTATACAATTTATGAGTTAATAAAATTAGAATTACTAAAAGAAACTTCTGTAAACGAAAAAGATTTTAGATTGATAAGATTACAAAAAGGTAAAAAAGAAGATTATGAAAAAAGACTTATCTACATTGAAAAAGTTTTAAGAAAAGGTTTTAATTTAGAAGGTGATGTTAGAGTTAAATATGCAAATATACACACAGTAAAAGGTTTAACATTTGATAATGTGATTGTAGATCTAACAAGAACAAGACCAGAAGATTATTTTGAACAATTAAGATTAAAGTATGTTGCATACAGTCGAGGCAGATATGATTGTTGGACTATAGCATCGCAACGTGAGTATACGTTAGGAGTAGAATGATTGAAACAAGAGATGAAATACCATTAGAAGAAGTAGATAAAAGAGTTTTACCAGGTATGTACATGTTAATGAGAACAGGGGGATATCATCCTTACCGTAATCTTAAATTAGAACCTGGTGATGAACATTATAAAAAACCTATTTGGCCCTATGTAAGAAAATTAAAAGGATATCATCAAAATTTAAATGGTGGTGGTAAAATGAATGGATCTATTTCTGGTAAAAAACCTTATGTTAATTTAACGGTTTACACACCAACCTTTGATAAAAATGGAAGACACGATAGAGTTAAAACATATTTTCATATTATTGTATGTAAAGCTTTTTGTAATCCTAATGGACTAGTTCATCAACAAGATGGTGGTAATTATGTGGTTAATCATAAAAATTTTAAAACTGTAGATTATAGTATAGAAAATTTAGAGTTTGTAACCAGCGAAAAAAATTCTATTGGTTATCCAAAACATAGAAGAGTAGATAGACAAATAACATACCAAGTTCACAAACTATTAAAATATGCATAAAGGAGGAAAATGACAAATAAAGAAATGTTTAAAGGAATAGCTTACAAGTCACTAGAGGAACAGGTAGGTGGCAAACACTACCGCAGTATGAAGATTCAGCCTGCGCAGTTTATCAACGAAAATAAATTGTTGTTTGCGGAAGGTAATGCTATAAAATATATTTGTAGGCATTCTGCGAAGGGAAAGCGACAAGATATAGAAAAGGCAATACACTATTTAGAAATGATATTGGAAAGAGATTATAATGTGTAACACACCAGAAGATTTAAATCTTAGTGGTATCGATACAGTTGCTGTAGATATAGAGACGTATGATCCTAATCTTAAAACAAAAGGGTCCGGTGCCATACGTAAAGATGGTTTTGTTTGTGGTATAGCAGTTGCAACAGATAATGAAATAGCATATTTTCCATTACGTCATTCTGATACTGATATAGATCAAGAAAGAATAGATAAGATATGGAAAGTTTTAAACGATAAAATATTCCAAAACGATAAAATTACAAAGGTATTTCACAATGCCATGTATGATGTTTGTTGGATTAGATCTGTTACTGGTAAAATGATTAAAGGTAGGATTGTTGATACTATGATAGCTGCATCTGTTGTTGATGAGAATAGATTTAGATATTCTCTAGATGCATTATCAAAAGATTATTTAAATGATTCTAAATATAAATATGATTTACAACAAAAAACTATGGAGTGGTCTGGTGGTACAGTCAAAGATCCAATGACTAACATGCATAAACTTCCCGCATCTATTGTAAAAGAATATGCAAAACAAGATGTAAGTTTAACTTTAAGATTATGGAAGTTATTTGATAAAAAAATTGACGAAGTATTATATACTAAACCTGAAAACAACGATCAAAAAACTTGTAGAAAAATTTTTGAATTGGAAACAAAATTATTTTTATGTTTGGTTGACATGAAATTTAAAGGAGTTAGAATAGATCGGTCAAAAGCTATCCTGTTTGGTAAACATCTCAAGAAACGTAGAGACCAAATAATAAAAGCCATAGAAAGTATTACAACAATTAAAGTTGACATTTGGGCTGCATCATCAATTAAAAAATTATTAGATCATCTTTGCATAAAAGACTACAAGGTTACTCCTAAATCTAAGATGCCACAACTTCCAAAAGATTATCTTAAAACACACAGTAATAAATGTTTACGTATGATTGCAAAAGCAAGAGAGTATGACAAAGCAGTCAACACTTTTATAGACGGACTATTAGAGTATGTCCACGAGGGTAGAATACATGCAGACATAAATCAAATTAGATCTGATACTGGTGGTACGGTTACTGGTAGATTCAGTATGTCCAATCCTAATCTACAACAGATACCTGCAAAAGGTTATATTGGTAAGAAGATGAGAGAACTATTTATACCAGAGGATAACTGTAAATGGGCTAGCTTTGACTACTCACAACAAGAACCACGTATTGTAGTGCACTATGCTATTAAATTGAATTTAACGGGCACAGAGAGCCTAAAAGAGGAATTTGATAGGGATGATGCCGATTTTCATCAGATAGTCGCTGACATGGCTAATATCTCCAGGAAACAGGCAAAAACAATCAACTTAGGTCTTTTCTATGGTATGGGTAAGATGAAACTACAAAGAGAATTAGGTTTAGACAAAGAACAAGCTAAAGAACTATTTAACGAATATCATGGACGTGTACCGTTTGTAAGACAATTATCGCAGGAATTAATAGCTTTTGCAAAAGAAAACAAATTACTATTCACACTATACGATAGATTTTGCAGATTTGATAAGTGGGAAACAACCGGTAAAGAGTGGAATAATGAAACAGGTAGATTTAATGAAGTGCCATTGTATACAGAAGAGCAGGCAAAAGAAGCATTTAAAGGAGAGATTTTAGATAAATTTAAAGAAAAAAAAATAGATCCAAATTACATGGATTGGTTTGAAAGATACTATACTCCTGCGTTTACATACAAATCTTTAAATAGGTTGATACAAGGATCCGCTGCAGATATGACAAAGAAAGCCATGGTCGACCTATATGAAAAAGGTATAATACCACACATACAAATACACGATGAACTTTGTTTTTCGACCACGGACCACGAAGCAGAGTTGATTAAAACAACAATGGAGAATGCTATCCCATTAGAAGTCAAGAACAAAGTTGACTATGAATCTGGATTAAACTGGGGTACAATAAAATGAGGAAAAATTATGGCTTATTTGAATGCAAACATACCAGTGGAATACGCACAGATAAGAAGAGAATATTTATATGACCTTAAGAAACATCATGGAGAAGTTGAAGACTGTATTATCTTTGGTGTTAGCTGTATTACAGGTCGTGCTTTATTATTTCACGCTATTATGGAAAATGGTGCGATCTTTTATAGATTACCTATTACAGCTTTTATTCAGAGGGGCTTTAAACCAGAAGATGTACCCATACGAAGACTTGATGAACTTCAGCTTTGGAACGCTTTTAGTTATTATCCTGCTGTTACTTCTTGGGATATTTTAGAATCACAAGCTGGTAAATACATCGGTAAAGACAAGAAATGGCACCACGGACGTTATTTATTTACTGTTGACTTTGCACATCCAG